ACGGCGATGCCTTCCTACACTCTGAGGAAGTGTTGTATCAGCACAAGAAGGCTCTCTGGTTGGCGCTGATGTCGGTCAACATTCTGGAGGGGATCCGCTTCTATGTTTCCTTTGCATGCTCCTGGGCTTTTGCTGAGGTCAAGAAGATGGAAGGCAATGCCAAGATCATCAAGCTGATCGCTCGTGATGAAAACCTACACCTTGCAGCCACGCAGCATCTGCTCAAGATCCTTCCTCAGGACGATGCAGACTTTGCAAAGATCCGTGACGAGACCAAGGAGCAGTGCATCAAGATGTTTGTGGATGCAGCTGATCAGGAGAAGGCTTGGGCCGACTACCTGTTCAAGGATGGTTCCATGATCGGGCTGAATAAGACTCTCCTAAATGAGTACGTCGAGTGGATTACCAATCGCAGGCTACAGGCTGTTGGTCTTCCTCTGCAGTACAAGACCGGATCCAATCCTCTACCCTGGACGCAAAAGTGGATCAGTGGTGGTGAGGTTCAGGTTGCTCCACAGGAAACACAAATCACATCTTACATCGTCGGTGGCGTAAAGAAGGACGTGTCGACGGACTCACTAAAGGGACTCGCACTATGAAGGTACAGCTTTTAACTGACATCGCTGAGGCAATCAGAGACTACTCCAACGATATTCCCACATTGTACGAACAACTTGTTGGCATCTTTGTGCGCAGTGGTATGACAATTGATCAGCTAAAAGAATGCTACGGCATCGATGATGATCTTGATGCTGTGATCGATGAGTATGAAGAGTACGGCACCGGTACCGACGACGACAATGATGATGATTGGCCCGATGGGGGTCGCGAAGACTTCTGACTAAGTAGGGGGGAAAGGAATCCCCCCTATGACTTGGTATTATGAACAAAGTGTATTAACTGATGAAAGTGTACTAGACCCCTATGTCGGCTTTGTGTATCAGATCACAAACCTCACAAGCGGACGAAAGTACATTGGTAAGAAACTTCTCAAGTTTAGAAAGAGCAAGCAGGTCAAAGGCAAGAGAAAAAAGTTCCTTGTCGAATCTGATTGGAGGAATTACTGGGGCTCTAACAAGACACTAATTTCAGACGTACAAACATTTGGTGAAGTTAGTTTCAGAAGAGAAATTTTAAGGCTCTGTAAATCAAAGGGTGAATGTAATTACTTTGAGGCTAAGTTTCAATTTGAATTCCTAGCCTTAGAAAGTGACAGCTACTACAACGACTGGATTATGGTCAAAGTACATCGCTCACATTTAAAAAAGGTTGACTTTTGATAGAGCTCCAGTAAGCTTACACTATTAACGATAGGAGTATGACATGCCCTGGCCAAATAAGAACAGACCTCGAAAGGGACGCCGCAAGGTCGGCTCCAAGAAGAGAAAAAACATGAGATTGAATCGAAAGAAGTAACCCATGCGTATGAACCTCGATGAAGTAAAAGCATACATCCAGAACACTTCTAAAACCTCGAAGATTTACATCGGTTGTGATTCCGAAAGATTCATTCGTAAGGAAAAGTGGTACGCAGATTATGCTTCCGTTGTCGTGGTTCATATCGACGGAAAGCATGGATGCAAGATCTTTGGTGAGATCACTAGAGAGCCAGACTATGACCGTAAGGTTGGGAAGCCAGCTATTAGGCTCATGAACGAAGCCTACAAGGTGCAAGAACTGTACGCCAAGCTACAAGAAGTGATCGATGATCGTTTCTGCGAACTGCATCTTGATATTAACCCAGACGAGCGCTTTGGCTCGTCCTGTGTGGTCACACAGGCGATCGGCTACATTATTGGCACCTGTAACATTGAACCGAAGGTTAAGCCTTTTGCGTTCGCTGCCAGTATTGCCGCTGATCGTTACAAGGGTTTGGTAGCGGCATAAGTAGCTTTATGTCGACTGCGACCGCATACTGCGGAAGTGGGTGTATTGCCCATTAACCAAATTAGGAGATCAAACTTTGTTAAAGCGCACACTGGTCGCGCTTTTGAGTTTGAGCGTTTTACTATTTTGCGTAAACTACGCAGCACAAAGTACAAACAAGACACGTGAAAACATCATTTCGGAGGATCGTGTAGTCAGCGCACAAGCTGACGACGTTCAGATAGTCATTGAGACTGTCGAAGTTGAAACTTACGCTCAAACACAAAACGATAGCGACAACAACGCTGCCGTTCAGGCTCCCGCTGTTGTGAGAACTTACAACGCAAGAGCCTCTTGGTACAGGCATGGTAGAGTTACTGCTAATGGCGAGAGATTCAATCCATTAGGTCATACAGTGGCTCACAAGACTTTACCGTTCGGCACAATGGTTAGATTCACTAACCCGGAGACAGGGCAGACAGTCGTAGCAAGAGTAAACGACAGAGGTCCATTCATTAGAGGTAGAGAATTTGATCTTTCGCTCGGTTCTGCTAGAGCCGTGGGAATGGAACAACGAGGTGTAATGATTCTACGAATTGAAATATTGTCGTAGAGAAAGGAGTTTGTTATGAGTAAGGAGGAGAAAGAGCAGCCTTCGGTGAAGCCTATCGAAGACTACAACTATTACATCTTTCACCAAGACTTTGACAACGAAAGCTGCACTGCAGCAATGAAGTTCATTCTTGAACGTAATTTGATGAGAACTCGCCCCAAGTTTATGAAGATAATCATCAACTCACCTGGTGGCGAAGTCTCAGCAGCTTTTTCGTTGATTGATGCGATGAAAGGATCTAAGATCCCCATCTACACTTTTGGTCTGGGGCAAATTGCAAGTTGTGGTCTGCTTACGTTCATGGCTGGTAAGAAGGGGTTCCGTTTCGTAACTGAAAACACCTCAATCCTCAGCCATCAGTACTCTTGGTACTCAATTGGCAAGGAACACGAGCTGATGGCTACCAAGAAAGAGATGGATAACGTTTCAAAGCGAATCACAGACCACTATATAAAGTGTACGGGTCTTACAGAGAAGGAAGTCAAGAAGTACCTCCTCCCTCCAGAAGATGTCTGGTTGACCGCGAAAGAAGCTGTGAAATACGGTATCGCCGATGAAATTATTGAATTATATTAAGGAGAAGATTATGGCACGACCAAAGGGAAGTAAGAACAAGACTACAGTTGCGCAGGAACAGGTTGCCCAGGCACCCGCAACTCCATTCAACTACGAAGAAGATGATGCTAAGTTTGATAGCAACTATCAGCTGGCGCAGCAAGGTTATCGCGCTGACCCCACTGCATTTGTTAACCAACAAGCTGTGCAAGAATTTGAAGCAAGGTATCAAAATGTAACTGTAACAGAGCCAGAAAACTATCGCATGGTTGGCGCACAGCGTCTGGTATCTCAACTGTTCTTGGTTGAGGGCGAGGTGCAGCTTGCCTCGCGCGTCCAGGGACGTGGCGCCGTGGTTGCAAAGCAGTTCCGCTTGGTTAATGCTAACAACGAAAACGAAGCCATCCAGAAGTTTGCAAGATACTTCGCTGGTCTCAGTGATGCACAGTCTGTGTACACTGTGGTCAATGCTGCTGCCATGGAAACAATTAACTAATGACCATCCAAATCTACACTAAGGATGACTGTGCATACTGCACGATGACAAAGCAGGCTCTTGCTACTAATAACATGCAGTATGAAGAGTATAAGCTCCATCACCACTTCTCGAGGGGTGAGATTCTAGAAAAGTTTCCGGAAGCCAAGACCTTTCCAATAATAGTGCTTGACGGATCCTACATTGGGGGCTATACTCAGCTTAAGAGTTACTTGGAAACCCGTCAATCTCTCTGAACGAGTAGGAGCTATATAATGTTGTATCAACGTGATACTCTTTTGAAGGATCTTCGATCCAATGTGGTTGAGGTCCACTTCACTAAGACAAATGGTGAAAATCGCGTCATGCGATGCACACTGTCTAATCTTCTCCTTCCTGAAAGCTATCGAAACAACCGCGAAGAGCAGGCTGAAGAGAAGATGTTTCACAAAGAAAATCCAGACATCATTGCTGTCTGGGACCTTGGAGCGAACGGCTGGCGTTCGTTTCACATCGAGTCGGTGTTCTACGCCGTAGTTATTGACGCTTATTAAGGGAACAACATAGAAATGGACGAACAACGTTACTGGGGC